CCGATAACTGGTGCCTTATGGGTAGCCAGATCGAGTGGGAAGTTATGAGCGTTCCGTTCGTGCATTACCTCAAAGCCAAGGTTGGCACGGTTCAGAACATCAGCCCATGTATTGATCACTTTGCCTTCAGAACTGACAATGCTTTGGTTAAAGTTGAAGCCATTAAGATTGAAAGCCATGGTCGAAACGCCCAGGCTAGTAAGCCAAATACCAACAACAGGCCAAGCAGCAAGGAAGAAATGAAGACTACGGCTATTGTTGAATGAAGCATATTGGAAGATCAAACGTCCAAAATAACCATGAGCGGCAACGATGTTATACGTCTCTTCTTCTTGACCGAACTTGTATCCGTAGTTCTGAGAGACTTGTTCAGTCGTTTCACGAACAAGACTAGACGTAACCAAGCTGCCGTGCATCGCGCTAAACAAAGCCCCACCGAATACACCCGCGACTCCAAGCATATGGAATGGGTGCATAAGGATGTTATGTTCAGCCTGGAAGACCAACATGAAGTTGAAGGTTCCCGAGATACCCAAAGGCATACCATCAGAGAAGCTCCCTTGACCAAAGGGGTAGACAAGGAATACAGCGGTAGCAGCCGCCACCGGAGCCGAGTATGCGACAAAGATCCAGGGCCTCATCCCTAGTCGATAGCTAAGTTCCCATTCCCGTCCCAGGTAAGCGTAGATACCAATGAGGAAATGGAAGACCGTGAGTTGATAGGGACCTCCGTTGTATAGCCACTCATCAAGTGAATGAGCTTCCCAAATTGGGTAGAGGTGTAGTCCGATGGCATTGCTGCTCGGAACGACGGCTCCCGAAATGATGTTGTTTCCATAGAGAAGGCTCCCAGCTACGGGCTCTCGGATACCATCAATATCGACAGGTGGAGCCGCAATGAATGCAAGAATGAAGCAGATGGTAGCAGCCAACAGGCAAGGGATCATGATCGTCCCAAACCACCCAACATAAAGACGGTTATCAGTGCTGGTTACCCAGCTACAAAAAGAGTCCCAGTTGTTGCGCTGGGACCTTGGGGCTGCAATAGCAGTCATGTGTGAAGTTAGTTTAGACGTGTTACCTGGACTCGTCCAACTCCAGAGGCAGTGAGACCGATAGCATCAGCCGCACCTTTACTAAGATCAAGGCTTCTCCCACTAACGTAGGGACCGCGATCTGTGACCGTCACCACGGCACCTGTTAAAACATACCTTCAGGCGTGTTCCAAACGGGAGTGTCTTGTGCGCAGCAGTAAGGCCGTGTTGATCATACCGAGAACCGCTAGCAGTAATACCACCCTGGAATCCAGGGCCATACCAACTAGAGATCACCGACAGAGTAGTTAGAAGAGGAATCATACTTAGATAGCGAGGAACAGTCATATTACTTGCTCCTACAAATCCACCAATACACGCGCAGTATTGGCGGATCTACCGATATGTTACTGAAGCTCTGTTACTTCAAGTACGCCATTCGCAGCGGCAGCGGAATCACGAATGTAGCCAATGCTTGCACCTGGAGGAACAACAATATCAAAGCGTTCTCCACTCAGAAGAAAGTGGCTAGTTGTCGCATTAGCTGTTTGAGTGCCAACACCAACAACGTATCGGATGTCTGCAGTACGCGCTCTAAGGCTTAGCCGCGTTACATTTGCTGTCAGTGTCTGACTTTGGGATGTAGCTGTTGCAGTCAACTGACGAGCAACACCAGGGATACCGTTAACTTCAACACGTTCGATGTAACGATTTACCGGATCGTTTACAGTAGTGCTGGCATTATTGAATGTATTCGGTCCAGACGGTTTGTATGATGTAGTCATTTCAAAGAATGCCGGGGATTAGCTGACCAGTGATTACATAAGCACCGATTGCTGCAATGACACCGAGCATAGCCAGTCGGCCATTCAGAAGCTCAGCACGTACATTGTGGGGTACACCGTAGGGATGATCAGCCATGATGATGGGTGGTTCTTTTGCAAAGAGATTGGTGGTCATTAGAAGTTGATGTCAGATCGCTCAAGCTTATCGAAGATGTCTTGTCGATAGGCTGGGTCGTTGTCGTAGCGAGGGTCACTCATTGCTCGGACAACCTCAGCTTGACTACGGAATACATCCGTAGAACGTGCTGCAGGCTTACCTTGAAGCATGTCCCCTTCGTACCCTACTGAATCTGTGTAGCGGTAGTAGAGAGCCTGTAGGGCAAGGCTGATAGCACCAACATTGCCAGAGTCAATCACTGAATCAAACGCCTCTACTTCAGCAGGAGAGAAGTTCTCAGCAGCCCAGCCAACAAGCTGCTGATATGCTTGCTCACCTCCAACATAGTTCTGAATCTCAGAGACTTGTTGTGGGGTCAGCTCTACAGAGGCAGGTTCGGTGTTAGTCGGTTGATCATTGCGGAGACGCATGTACGTCTCAACGATGTCCTTAGAGCTATAGTTCTCTAGAGCAGCGAGGGATTCCTCACTAATCTGACCAGTTTGCTCCAGCTCTTCTCCGATGTTAAAGAGGAGGGTTTCAGTAGGATCCTCTTCGGTGTCATCTTCAACAGGACCCTCTTCGGCTCCATCTTCCGGCTCTTGTTGGTTTTGCTCTCGTGAACCAAGCTTCTTCTGCAGCTCAATGTACGCCTGTTCCAGCTCTTCAGCGCTCTTGTACTTACCAGCCAGTAGAGCATCTTGCTCCTGTTGGAGTTGCTCACCAATAGCTAGGGACTCAGCGTCAACAGCTTCTTGCGCCTCAATCGCTTGAGGATCATCACTCGGGTCGTACGTCAGATTGATTGCCATAGTTTGTAATTGTGGTTAGTCCACCAAGACCTACTCGTTCTACGCGAC